TCTTCGAAAACATGGGATCCCATTCTTTCGATTTGGTTCTGAAGGAGCGTCTGAATCTGCGTCAGTTCTCTTGCCTGAACACCGTAGCCAGGGCGGAACATCAACCGAAGGAACTTCTTGTCCTCCGAGAAGTCATCGTAATAGGGGTCTACATTGAACAGGCTTGGGTCGTATGACGGCATTTGCTTACCTCATCAGAAGTCGATGACTATCTTGATTTCTTCCTTTTGCTCAAAACCGCGTTGAATCGGCTTCATATTCTGTATGTATAGGGTCTCTCCCGAGCGATACTGGAGTTCGCCCGTATGGACAATTTGTTGGACTTGGGCGGATGCCGTGGTCGAACTATCGACATAATACGGCGTTGTCATACCAACATAGAACTTACCTTGTGTTCCACTCACACGAAGGGTTCCTGTTGTGCCCGATGCCCCTGCCGACCAATCCATCACATATCCATTTGCCGATCCCGTGTTTCCATAAGCAAACTCGGTATAGTCGTCTTCTCTGAATGACTGTGAGTCGAATTGATTGTTCCCGTCATATGATATGACAAGAGATGTTGTCTGATCGTAGACGCTCCCACCATCTGTTGATGTCGGAACACCACTTCGGCAGCATTCGGAGTGCGCTGTCAGCGAACGAATCACGCTGTCAATTGCAACGATTTCAGCAACGCCGCTGAGACCCGTGCCGACGAATCCACCGTATAGCGGAGTTACCTGAGTGAGGCGTTCTCCCTGCTTGAAGTTGCCTTGTGATTCCTCCAAATACAGGTATCCTGACTTATTTGATCCCAATGAAGGTTCCCATGCGTAGACTTCGCCCGAAGCGCGAGATGGCGGTGTCGATGTCTCGTAGTTGCCGACTCCGATTGCAATATAACCTTCCGTGAAATCGGTTCCGTTTCCCACGAATGCAGCGTCTGTTGGGGCTACGCGAAGACGAAGCAAGCGGCGACCCTCTGTTCCTGCAACCGTCTTTTCCCGAATATTCATGATGGTCAGACCGTTGACTGTCCCACCAAACTTGAAATCGCCGTTCTTGATGTTCGTAAGTACGAGTTCGCTTGTTCCGCTCTGACCCGAAGCACCGCTGCGCCAAGAAACAACCTTGCCATAAGCACCGCTGTATCCTGCGCCTGTTGCCTGTTGTGCTGTTGCACCCGCCACAAACGATCCCGACACTCCGCTGCCATAGAAGTTGAGCCGAACATGCTTCTCCTCTAGAAGTGGATTCAGAAGCAATCCAAACTGACGATATTCGTTTTCCGTACTTACCTTCTCGTTCTCGCTGCGGAAATAGTCCTTGACGATCATGATGGAGGACGCGCCAAGTTCCTTGACGGGATCCGAACCATGCCCATTCGGGGGAGACATAACAGGTTCAGCCAAGTCCTGCAAGAACACCTTTCCTGTAGGAACATCCAATCCCTTGACGAATTCCAAGGATGCAAATGTGTAGTTCTTGCCCCCATCAACCAACTCAATCGAATCGATGAGGCGAATGGTCTCAAAGAACTCCGTGCAAGAGGTAACACCATTTGCACCAAGAACATCAGATCCCGCAGTCAGACCAAAACGAACAGATACTTCTGCGCTTGTGCTATATGGGTTGGATGTGTTTACATTTGCCTCTCCGTCTCCAACTACCTTGATGTAGGGGACGATAGAGAATGTGCTTGGACTTCCACCACCCGAAACACTCGCAGAAAATGGATCTGCAACCGTAACAAATGCGGAACTACCGTCTGTTGGGGTAAACGATGTGATGACCCGCCGCTGTCCTAGTCCCTGACCATTGTCAATTGACAGAACCATGTCCTCATAGTATCCCTCTTGGAGGAATAGGAACTTGGATGCCAAGGTAATTCCCGTTGCCCCCAACGCAACATCGGCAACTACTGTGTTGCTTGCAGATGGGAATACGCAATTTGTGGAAACGACAAAGGGCTGAACATCGGTGTTCATCTTGATGAAGGCGATCTCGCCGTCAACAGCATCTTCCTGAACTCTCCATTGCAGAATTCGCTCGTCATTGGTACGGAGATATTCAACAAACTCTACGGGCATGTAGCCGATGGAATCGCCCTGCGTCTTGGTAAGGAACTTTCTCTTGGACTCAGGAATCTGATAGAGGAACTTCCAACGATAACCGTCAGAGAGCCTTCTGATCCGCGAGTCTGTGTGCATTGGTGCTACAAGAGAGGGTGAGTTGCTTGCATTGTCAATGCACTTATACACTCTTTCTTCGTCAACCAATGCATAGAAAGGCGCGGGGTTCAAGTCATCAAACAGGTCGATGTTGTCGCGGTAGGCGGTGTATACAGCCCCTGGTGTCCAATCGTAGCGACGAACGACTAACGAAACATCTGAGCGGTCGATTCTCTTGTGGGCGAAAATGCCTCTCCAAAAGTCTGTATCGTCTTTTACAGAATCGATACTTCGGGGAGGATTCTCATCATCTTTCCACGCGACCACTTTGCCAATTGAAAGAAAGAGATTGTTCTCATCAACATCGCCATAGATGTCAAGGAGAGAACGAGCGGCAATCCGCTTATGGTTTTGACGAAATGGGTCGCAGGATCCAGCCATTGCTTTGTATTTAGAGTGCTTCCTCTACACTATCAGAAACTGTTATTTGAGGTGGTGGTACAAATTCATAGGCAAAGAGGTGGATCTTTCTTGTCCCAGAGATCAATCTGTCCTGTTCGTCCAAGATATCCATCCGAAGAGTATGTCTTCCATCCTTGACCAACTTCAAAGCGGTTTGGCGGCTGTTGATCGAAAGTGTGCTTCTGAGTTTGTTGTCCAAGTAGACTTTGATGCTCTTTGCCTTGTAGTAAGAAAGATTGCCTTCGTTTTCGATTGTAAACCGAACAACAAGCGTCCTAAAGAAGTTGTAATCGCTCTCAGATGTACCGACAGGAACCCTCGGATTGTTTGCGATCAATCCCTCTGCGGGTGTATTGATTGCAATCTTTGGCACGGCGACATTCACGAAATTTTCGTTTCGGCAGTCAAACTCCTGTCCCTGTGGCATGTTAAAGAAAGCACGGGCTGTGATCTTTCGAAACTCGCTGTTTTCGTCATACTCAAGCAACGCATACTTGAAGTCATAAGGCTCGGTGTAGTAAAGTCCGTTTGGGCAGGGATTGATTTCGCCGTTGCAAGGCTCCGAGACATCTGCTGTGATATTCAATGATGTGTCTGTTCCGAGAATTTGTCCGATCCATTCACCAAAACTCCCACCTTCTTTGCGATACGACCACTCCGACCACCCCCCGTTTTGGGACAGGAAGTCATTGATTTGTGTATTCCAAATCTTTGCAATGTGATAACCACGGGAAACCATCTTGTTGGGATGGGGATACACAATCCAAAATGGATCAGCATTTGGGAAATTGTCTTCGTATAGGACTCCACCCGTTGACCCAGGGGCACCTGTCGCGCCCACAAAGGTGATGCTGTTTGTCATCGGGTTGCCTTGCAAAGCCAATCCATTTCCAGTTCCCCGAATGAGAATGTCATGTGTATCGGGTGAGTAACCCGCAGCAGTCAAGCCACCACCCGTCACGCCTGTGAGGAACCACATGGAAAGGTCATCAAAGGTTTGGAATGTGTACGGAACATAGTGACCGATGATTGGGACATGATAGGACATCAAAGCCGATGCATTTTGCAAATCAGCCTCTGCACACCGTTTGATAAGAACCGAACCAAACATGGCTGTTCCAATCGGGTGTACCAATCTGCGAATGACTTCTCTGTACCTGTCAACCACTACTTCAGTCTTCAGAACATACGACCAGTTCTGATAGAAGTGATTGTCTTGAAGAACCTTGTTTGTACTGAGTCTGCCGTCATTATTAGCGTAATATCCCGCAGACTGACAAAGGGCACCGACCGTTACCGTTCCGCTGAACCCCGATCCCCGAATCGTGTCGATGGCAATCGTAGGGGCAACCTTATAGTTGATTCCGAAGTCATTGATGTCGATCTTTCGGATAGACCCCGACCCATCAACCTCAACAACAGTTCCAACAGCCTGTTGACCGCTGTCTCCGCTTGCCGCAACAAATCTGACCCTATCACCGATTTCATAGTCGCTGCCGCCATTTGAAATCGTGAGCGACGAAACAACGCTATAGACAGAAACCTCATGGAATGAGTCTTCACCATCCGTGAAGTCGATGCCCAAGTTTCCTGCGCTGAAGGTTCCATTCCGACCCGAAATCAAGAGTTCCGCTACTGGGAAGTTGTCAATCTGATAGACATTGACATCAACAACACGGGCAGTTGCCAAGATAGCCCCGCTTGCGCTCCTCTGAATGATGTTATTTCCTGCTGCGCGATAGATCGTGTCGCCCAATGCATTCGATATTCTCAGGTAGTTGTTCTGTGTCCATCTTCCCGAAGAAGACCGCAAGATGTCCGTCTTGGGGTAGTAGAACTCTACCGATGTGTCATACAGAATGCGAAACAGGAACTCGTATGACTTTTCGGTTCCCTTGGCAAGATAGAACTGCTTGATGTTCTTCATCAGCCGCCGTGGATCAACTGGTTGATTGGTGGTCTTGCTAATTGCAAGGCTCTCGGGGAAGTTCAGTAGGTACTGGGTGCGAAACTCCTCGACAAACTGATCCAAAGTCGTGTCGATATCGGGAATGTCGTGCATCGCCATGGGCGAAAGCACCTTGCCATCGTTTCGCTTTAATCCCAACCATTCGTAGTATGCGGACAGAAATGCCACAAGCGTAGGATGATCCACCCGCACAAACTCGGGGAGTCTGTCGGAAACCAAGTGGGAAAGGTTGCGATCACCGTCAATGCTCATGCTTGATTACCGCGTAAATGGAGAATCACTTGCACTTCTATCTATCGTGGTCTTTTCGGGCACCGCGTTGATTGAGATTCCTAGATCATCGATGATGATGATCTGATTTCTCCTTGCAAAGATGTCTTTCTTCTCGGGAGTTACTGTGACCTTTAGCGATGTTTGTCCGTCATCCAAGTACTCGGGGATGAAGTTTCGAAGTGAGATTGTTCCCGTCGAATAGTCGATGCTGCCGATGTTCTTCAGAACAACTACTTTAGAAGATCCGACTTGCTTGTAAACGCGGACATTTCCGTAGCCATCATCATCCAAGAAGCAATCCACGATTGGCTTGACAACTGCCGTCGATGTTGCATCTCTGTATCCAAACAGAGTGCTAGAAAGAATCGGGGTATAGCCGTCTACTGGGTGTAGGAGTGGATTGTCAAACCGAATCGTGTATGGAGCAGCCCGACCCAAGTTTGGCTCAAACTGCTTCGAAAGAGTGATTTCAGTTGAGTTTGAGTTGATGGCGGGTGCGGAACCGTCGATGATGGACGAGAACTTGGAGAGTCTGAAGTTGCGTTGGAAGAGTCCCAAGTAGTTGGTGCTGTATGCCTTGACAAGAGACGCGATACGAGTTTCGACACCCGACTTGTTCAGGGTGGTTTTTGACTCGTCGTAGTAGACAGTCACCGCTGGGTTGATGTAAAGAATGTCGGGATCGACAACCTCAGGTGTGATGGTCACAAGGTTTCGCTGTCCCAAAATGGTTCGCTCAATTGCTTGCTTCTCGGTACTGGAAAGGCGTGTTCCTACTTTTGGCTTGATGCTGATGAACACCTTTCCGTACTGAGGCGGATCATTCTCTTCTCCACCCCAAATGAAGAACGAGTCTGCTCGGCTTGCGTACTCGCGCCCAAGGATTGCCTTGTAGTCATCTGCCGTTACCGCACGGTCTTGCGCCTGATAGTTTCTCGGGGCGTAGTAGCGGATCGACTCAATGTCTTCGCTGTCTTCTCCTCCGAAAGAAACCTGAACCTTGTCATCATCGTCCGTCTTGATTCGGACTTCATCGACGCGACTATCGTTAGAGGTGATTACTTTGTTTGCGTTAGTCTGATCATAACCAATACCGTTCCCCGCTGAACCGTTCGTAACCAAGTAGCGAAGTGTGACGACATTTCCATTTTCGATTGCTTTGCCGATCACACCATCGCCAAAATAGACTTCCCAAAACCCATCGCGGCTCTCCTGAATGAAGAACACATTCGATGAGGAGTCCAACTTGTTGATATCAATTGCCCTCTTCCAAAGTTGTGCAGAACCCGTGGTATCTGTTTGGGATCGTTGTACCAACACCACCAAGGTATCGATATCGACATTCAGATCGGGGATCGCAAACTTCGCTTCCGACCCTCCCTGCGTATTGGCAACATATGCAACTTGCTTGAGATAGCCCTGATACAGGGTGACATCCTGAACGATGTTTTCTCCACTACGGCGAACTACTTTGTATGTTTCCAAATTGACAAAGTTGACAGCCTTGCCATCAACATCCTTGCCACGAAACACGGTTCCCTGCTCTACAAACTCGCGTCCTTGAATGACTCTTTGTGTGAAGGGTGAAGCAACATCGTCTGTGCCCATCGAAATATCAACCACCAACTGTGCTGCTTTCTTTGATCTTGGCGTGTAGTTGAGGTGCTTCGCCAAGGACACAACAGAGGGTCGCATGACAGCCGAATCGATGAACGACTCGTTTGCCGCCATGTTTGCATAGAACGCCTGATAGTGCGTGTTGTATGCCAACAGATCCAAGACGATTGATAGGGCAGAGCCTTCAAAGTTGTAGTCCTTGAATTGCTCTTGACCCTGAAGATACGCCTTGAGATTGTTCTTGATCTCATCAAACTCAAGCGACTGAATTGGTGTATTGGAACTATTGTTCATCTTAGCCTCTGTAGAGCGACTGTTGTAGAGAAGACTTTCTGCACATTCTTAATCGTGAAGTGAATCGTGATTCGGATCTCATTCCTATCTATTACATCAACCACATCAACGATGGCGTTGCTAACTCGCGGCTCGTACCGCTGAATCGTGTCTCCGATTCTTCTCTTGAGTTCAATCAACATGATCGGGTCAACCAGTTCAAACAGCAGATCCTGAATACCTGAACTAATCTCGGGATGAAACGGCTTCTCTCCACGGCGATACAGCAGAAGATTGCGGAGTGACCGCTTGATGGCTTCCTCATCTTTACGCAAAGAAACATCGCCCGACAGCGGATTGCGGTCAAAGTTGATGTCTAGGTCTATGGATGTGTTCTGTGCCTTTGCCATTGTTACCTTAGAGCCAGTTCAAGTTCTGTGTAATCTCGGGATTGTTCGAATGTTGAAGACAGTTCCTTTACTTCATCCATCGTGGGTAGTTTGTTTTCCTCAAACCATTCAAGTTCGATGAATCCAACATACAGGTCTTCTTTCATGATCGGAAGAATCGCATATGCAACGATGCCGTTTGACTTGTTATACGAGCGGAAATAGCCTTCCCGCATCGACTCTGTCATGTGGAGTCTTGGATTGTTTTCCCGCATTGTTTCCACCAAATCCCAAAACATGGTGACAAGGATGTTCTGTAGGTTGGCACCATCGTATGGAACTCCTCGTTCACATGACTCATGTGTGATTGAGAACTTCTTCATCGGTGTGCCATCTAGGAACTTACCTCCATTGTGAAAGTGACCGATTCGCGCCCTGCATGCATTTGCCTTTACACGAAGACCTGTGAGTGTTTCGTGAATGATCGTATGCTTTGCTTGGAAACTGGAACTTCTGCTTCCTCCAATAGAAGCCTCTTCCATTTCCTTTCGCTTCTCCACATAAAACCGTCTCTTTGCATAGAAAACTCCCGCAATGAGACCGCTTATGATTCCCGATGCTGCGATACCCACTTCAAACCAAGTCTGTAGCGATGTGAACATCTCCATCTCTCATCCCCCGCAGTAGACATTTTTGCTTCCCCGCGCACATGCGGATCCACAATGGACAGGATCAGCCACCCTAGCAGCGGGTCGGCTATTGATAAAGACGGAAGAGGATCCCTCTGCCGTTTTGCTAGT